TTTGTTTCTTCTTCGTTTTGTATCTCGCCAACGCTTTTTCTTTTAACTGCTCCGAGCATCGCATCTGTAGCCATATTTTCTATATTTACTTGCTCTGATTTAATTCCTTTAAATTTATTAACAAAACTTTCTATTCCTTTTAAACCAGCATTTATCCATTTAAAATCGTTTTGTAATGCTTCCGCTAATTTGTCAAATATCGGCACTAAAATTCCACCCACTGTTTCTTTTAATTCATTAAACGTTTTGCCCAGGTTTTGCATCCTGCCAAGAGTTGATTTTGCCTCTGCTTCTGAAAATTCATTTAGATTAACTCTTAACCGTTTTATCATATCATCAAATTGTTCTGTCTTTGATTTTGTTTCATCAATCTGTATGCCCATTCTTGAAAGGCCTGCTGTATTTCCTTGGAATGCTCTACCTATTAGCATAGCAGAAGAAAATAAATCTTTGCCATACGCAGAAGAGTAATCTAAAATAACTTTCGTTGTTTCTCTTAATTTTTCATCGTGCAATCCAAAAGTAGTTAAAACTTTCATTACTTCTTCTATTTCTTCATCAGCATATTTAGTTACTAACGAAAGACTTTCGGCAAACTTAACATTTTCGTCATATGCTTGCTTTGTGTATATTCCTTGCAATTTCATAGCATTTGAAAGTTGAGTTAATGCTAATTCTTGTTTTCCGTATTCAGTTATTAAATCAAGAAATATAGCGCCTACTTTTCTCGCCACATTAATCAAATCGCCAAAAGTAAAAACAAATCTGTCCATAATACTTTTGGAAGATTCTGTCTTTTTACCCAAATCTTCAATAGATTTTTTTGCATCTTCTAAAGATTGAGTTTCAAGTATGTATTTGATTCGTCCTACAAATTCTCCAATGTCTGCCATTTATTTAACCTTGCCTTTCCTTTGTCCCTTATATTTACCTTTAACTAATCCTAAATTCATTAACTCTTTTATCGTTGCTACTTGTTCTTTTTTTGGCTCAAAATTTATTTTTAATTCCTTCATTTTCTCGTAATCTGCTCCGTGTAAAACCGCTTCAAGTTTAAACGCTTCAAGTTCGTTATTTAAAATATTCAAATATACTACTCTAATCCAGTCAATGCTTTTTTCTAATATTTCTTCATACTTGTATGAAGTGCAAGACACGATTTTTGTTAAAGCGGTTAAGAGTTCGTCTTGCTCTTTTGTTGCTTGGTTATCAACTCTACCGCTTTCGTAAAATTTCCGAAAATTCTCCCAAAATCGTTAATCTCGCAAATTGCTGTTATTACTTCCAAAGAAACGCATCCATCATTAATAATGTTATACTTAATAAATTCTTTATCTTCTTCGCCTGTAAATATTTTTATTAATTCCGCTAACTTGCTATCATCTATTAAACTTATTATTTTTAATAAATCATCTGCGTTAGACTTACTTCCTTTAAAAGATTCGGAATTAATTTTTTCTGATTGTGAAATATCTGCAAGCCATTTCGTTAGCAACAATAACTGTTTTAACGATAACTTCTTGATTTTCAGGGTTTTGTTTGCGATTTTAAGTTCTTTGGAAGGTTCTAAAAGCGTTTCAACATTTGACATAATAGTTACTCCTTTTATTCAGCCAAGCGAGGTAAGAGGAGATTGAACTTACCTCGCCTGACCTGTGGAGGATTATGCAGTCACCGAGAAATCGTCTAAATAAGTAGTTGCTAAATTATTTCCAGCGTTGTCTTCTAATCCAGTAGTAACTATAACGTTTAATACATCGCTAGCATTCCAATTGCTAGTCGGAGTAAATGTTATTGTTTTTGCTACTGCGTCATATGCTATTGTTCCCGCAACAAGTGTCGGAGCGGAAGGCGTTGTTACATTTAGAATACTGACGGTATCGCCGTAAATAATTGAATTTTCATTCATACCATTGGTTTCTGTTATAGTGAATACAACTGTTCCTTTTGTTGCTTTCGTTACTGTTCCGCCAGAAACAGGAGTTGTCATTGCTATTGTCGGAGCAGTAGTGTCTCCTCCTGTGTCTGTTACTGTAAACAATTGTCCGTCTGCCGTTTTTGAAGTATCTTGTAAAATTAAAAATTCAATCGCAACAATCGTCTTATCGTTTTTAACATATTTATGAACCCCTCCAACTCTCGCCACGCATCTATGAAACTTATATTTTCTTGTTCCACCATTTGGGGCTTTAACATTAAAATATATAGTTTTATATTGCTGGTCAGCATCACCGCCAACGCTCAATACTCCTGCAACTATTGCAACTGAAGGGTCATAATCTAAAGCAATAGCCAAATTATTTTGTGTTGCTTCCGCAAAAGAAAATTTTAACATACATCTTTCTTTCGTTTTTACAGCGTCAATTACGCCAATTTCTTGGTCTACTGTTTCTTCATAATAATCTCTTTCAAAAGTTAATTCTGCACCACCTTCTGTATATCCTACTTCAACGCAAGACCCTTCTGCCGCATTGTAAGCACCTATTTTTACTGTTCCTGCACCAACAATAACATTGCCCTGTGTTCCCATTTTAATACCCTCCTATTTTTTGAAATTTTAGGTCATAATTTACGACCTTAATTAATTCCTTTGTATCGGGGTCGTCATATTCAGACCCGCCATTTTTTTTACACCAGTATATATAAAAATCACTGCTTGTTATGCTTATTGAATCTTGTTTATCTAAAAGAATTCCTAATCTATCTCTAATTTGACACGCTTTTTTATAATCATTTTGGTTAGTGATTATTCTTAAAGTTAAAGTTCCGCTATCCAAAATTTCATCTACTCCTCCTTCTCCATCAAAAGTGTAAACAATACAAGGATTTGTAATTCCTTGATTACTTCTTATCGGAAATATCTTTTCTTGCGTTGCTGTACTGCCAAGCAAAGTATCAAGTGTTGTATCTGCTTTTAAATACTTGTAAATATCAAATTCTATACTCATTCCACCTTCTTAATTTTCCCTATCTCTTGTTTCACTTTTGCTTCAATTATATTGCCAGCAAAATTTAATGCTGGATGCAATGCTGGTCTTCCTGCCATATATTTTGTGCCATATTCAATATAAGGGGCATAACTAACATCTGTTCCTAGTATTCCAATTACTGCGTTCATTTCTTTTGGTTCTTTTAATACTGTTTCTGTTCTACCTTCAGGGTCTGCTCCTTTTTTGAAAGGTTGAACTTTTGTTTGTCCGCTTCCAGTATAATTATAAGTAATACTGCTTCTTAATCTGCCAGTATCAACTGCTTTTTGAGCGGTTAATAATTTTTTTGCTTCAGTAGTAGCAAGTTCCAAAGTTTTTGCCATAGCATTTTGAACTGCGTTAGTTACTGCTATATTTATATTGTCAAATATTTTTTTATTATAATAATATAATACCTCTATGCTAGCCATTAACAAACCACCTTATTTTTAGTCGGTAAATCGCATACGCACATTCCGTCTGCAAGAGGATTATTCTTTGGATTTCCGTTACATCTCTCGCAAGGGTCATTGATAATCTGATTGACTAAATCAACAGAATTTAGATACATTTTTTTTATTATAAATTTTCCTGCCTCGTCTTGTTCAATTTCCACTATCATTAATGAATCCTTCGTAAAAGTAATTCTGTATGATGTCCGTGTCCGCCTGCATCTTTAACAAGTAAAATATTATAACTAATTCCTTCTATTACTATACGATTACTTTTTTCGTCCAAATTTATATACGTTGGATTATTCAAAAATAATGTATGACTGGCCTTAACTACTTCTCCTGTATCGCTCATTATTTCGTCGCCTTCCGCATTGTCTAACCTGCATTTAACATTTATTTCTGTATCAGTCCAAGTTTTTATATCCTGACCTGTGTCGGCGTCTTGTGTTTCCGTCAATGTTTGAATCGTGCAAGTTGTATTAAGAAGTCCGTTAAAACTCATCTGCTTATTCCTTGATATATTCTATAACTATTCAATACTCCAATTATTTCGTCTGGCACTCCCATTCCAAAAGCATCTTCGTTACTTCCTTTATCATAAGAATAATTTCCTATTGATTCGGAAGTTAAAAGCCCACTATCGCCTTTCTTGGTATAAACCAAATATCCTAATTGAGCACAAGCAACCTTAACATTAAAAGGAATTGCTGTATAGCCAGCGGTATAACTTATTCTATAATTCAATTTGTCATTTATCCATCCAGCGCTTGAAAATAAATATCCTTCATCATAGAAAGGAATATAATCCTGATTTTCTACCAAAGTCTGCATAACTGTTTGACTGAAATTATCAAAATATTTTACAGTTGTTATAGCAGTAATTGGATAATTCTTTAAAAACATATATTGCGTTCCATCACCGCTATATTTTTCGTCTACATATGCCGTTGACTTTAAATTCCGTCCCGTATACTGCTGAATAAAATCAGAAGCATAGTTAATAATTAAATGCTTCATATCCGCATCAGAGATTGTTGTCTGTAAAATTTCCTCTAGTTCGTTAGTAGTTATTAGACTGTTAGAATTTAAAGCAATAGACATTTTATTTTTTCTCTCTTATAAAAATTTGTGCTGAACCGCTTGCTCCTCCTATGCAATAATACCAACTACCTTTGTAAACATTAAAATCTTCCTCGTAAACATCCTTTATTGCCATACATCCCAGAGTTGCATAATTAGAAGCGGTTATCGCTTGCGTAGATTGATATACCAAGCAAGTGCTGGAATTATATACCCTATAACTCATTCTGTTATAGTTTATATTACTTCCTTTTACTCCTGCAGTAGAAACATCAATAACCGTGTCAGAAACTCTCGGATTTAAACTACCTGCATAAAGATACCCTAATCCCAAAACAACTACGCTAATTGATAGAATAAGTTTTTTCATCTTTTCACCGCCAGTTTTATGAGGACTGGTAAGCGTCAATAATTAACAACTTACCAGCCCCCAAAAGTTTATTTCTTTACCTTTTTCTTTTTTCCACAAGGCATATTCTTTTCCTTTACTGCTTATTTGTAATAAGTCGTAACGTGAACATCAGAAGCCGTTGTTGATTTTCTAACAGCGTATCCTGTAACTTTATACATATCAACATTACCAAAATCAATAATTATATTTTTCTGGTCACCAGCACCTAAATCAAAATATCCAACTGCTGTTGGCGTATAAGTTGAAGTCGTATGCTTATAAACCGTTACTAATTGAGCAGTTGTGTCATCTGAATTAGTAATTATAATTTTGGATATTCTTATATTGCCAGTTCCTATATCTCCACCTGTTGGCGTAATAGTAGAAACAGAAGCCGTATAAGAATTTACATCTGCTTGAGCAATGCTAGTAACTCCAAAAAGAATAGCAATTCCAATCAAAACAAACATTAATTTTTTCATTGTGTTTTTCTCCTTCCCCGTTTATATTGTTTATCGGGTTTTTGGTCTGCAAAATTTACTTCTACTCCTGCTTTCTCTTGTCCTTCTGGCTCAACCATTGACCGATAGCGTTTCAATTCGGTTTCTGTCATATATACCACATCGCCTAGTTTAAAGACTTTGGGCATTACGAACATCCGAACTGCAGTGCATTTAATCAACGATTGAGCCATAGAACATTTCCTCTGCTATATTATTTTACTGCCATTTTGCTATACGCTTCGGGTATTGAAACAACAATACTTCTACGCAAAACGAAACGATACCCTGTTTCATCCTGTGTCCAAAGGTTTTCTGTGACTGTTCCACCGCTTGAGATAATAGCGCTATTACTTACATCAACAGCGATTGAACTATCTCCTGCTTTCTGTCCCAAAATAACATACTTTGGATTTCCGTGAATAATATTGCTGGTTGTTGCTGTGGTCATCTGCGAGCAGAAATTAACTTTGTCGCCAAGAATCGTTGTCATTGGAACGCCATCAATATTAGACATATTCCAAACAGGTCTTCCGTTATCGTCAACGAGATTAAGAATAAGTCCGAATGCTGTTCTATTCATAAACCATTCCGAACCTGCCTTATAGGGCTCTAATACTTGCGGGTCATTCCAAAGATTTGCAACGTCGCCATAAACCAATGAATCGCCAAGCATATTAACATTTTTCGTTCCTACTGCATTGACAATTCCCATAAACGGGTCGCCTGAACCAGTATTACCTTCAAGTGCAACTCTTAACATTTCAGAGGCAAACGCTTCTGCCACTTTCATTTCAAGAGCATTCGGCAAACCAACTATCTGGTCATTCAATTCTTCATCGGTCATTGCAGTCAACGCACAAATCTTTTTTAGCGTTGAAACAACCTGTGAAAATGTTGAATCTGATTTTGTTTTAGCAACGCCTTCACCAACCCAGTATGCTGTTAATCCAGTCAACCATTTAGGCAAATTCTTTGTTAAAGCTCCTTGATTAAAAGCAGTAAACTTTGACAAGACAGGAGCGGTATCATAAAGTTCGCCGATAATCATATCTGAATATTCGGTCGGTATTAAATACGCACCTGTATTCGTTTCTGTCAATGTTGCTTTCTGAAACTGCTCATCAATCAATCTTTCGCTTAATGCAGGATGGTGATATTTTGCCATCTTTAGAAATGTTCCAAAATTGACAAACTGTTCGCCATCTTTAATTTTGTCTTTTGCTCCACCAAAAATAAACTGTTTCTTTTTTGGTATAGCATTGAGAATTTTCTCATCAAGTTTTGAAAGAAAATCTTCTTTCATTTTCTCAAACTCGGCTTTGCCGATAGCGTCTGATTTAACTTCGCCATCTGCACTTACGCCATACTTCTTTACCAGTTCTTCTACCTTCGCATTTACATCGTGAGCAACTTTCATTAACTTTTCTAATTGCTCTTTCTCTAGTTTTTCCATTTTATTGCTCCTTTGT